CATTGCGTCTCAAAAAACCGAAAATCAGATTCCAAAAAAATTTAAAAACCCCATCCTAAAATGCGCGCGACCCCGCAACGCCCGCAACCCCGCCCCCGCGTCACGCCCGACCCAATTTTTCGCCCGATTCGCTCCCGACCGCTGCAGCGACCAACCGCAACACCGCCGCACCGATCCGCCGCCACGACTTGACCGTGACAAAAACCTTTCAAAAAAAATTTTTTTCGCTCACTCCGTTCGCTCATCCGCTACAAAACGAAACAGCAACGGTGATACGTGGCGACGGTGTGACGGTGGGACGGTGCGACGGAAGCTGCGGGGAGGCCCAAGCAGCGCCCCCCAACGATCCGGCAAAAACAAATCTGAAAAGTAAAATGGACCAAAACCAAAATTTTGTCGGGGACTAACTCCCCGTGCCCCCCAAAATTCAAAACAATGTTGACAACTTGTCCCTGCCGCAGCACCGTATCCCCGCCACTTCCGCCACTTCCGGGACAACCTGTCCTTCCCCACCGTCGGATCGCTCATGCGCCCCCATCTCGAACTGCTTCGACATCTCGACGTCGCCCCGCTCGTGGCGCAGCTCGACGCGAACCCCGGACTGTGGAACCGGCTGACCATCCGCCAGACCTATCCGGGCTCCGCGCACGCCGACACGAAGTGCATTTTCATCCGGGGACCGCTGGGCTTCACGCCGGAACTGTATTTCAACGATCTGGGCAGCGCGGATTACCGCGAGGAGCAGTGCGCCCTGCCCGCCGTTATGGAGCTGGTCGATTACGTGTGCTCGATGTTGGGCGTGACGGAGCTGGGCAGGGTGCTGCTCGTGAAGCTGAAAGCGGGCGGCGCCATCACCCCGCACGTCGATGAGGGGAGCTACGCCGACCACTTCTCCCGCCTGCATGTTGTGCTGACCACGAACGACCAGTGCAGCAACGTCACGGGCGGCCATTTCGCGTATTGGGAGTGCGGCAGCGTCTGGTGGTTCGACCACAAGCTTGAACACACCGCGTTCAACGAGGGCGAGACCGACCGCATCCACATGATCGTGGATGTCGTAATGCCTGATCCACGAGACAGCTTGTCACCGCAAAGTTGATCTGATACGATCAGATCAACTTGAGAGGCCTACATGGATCAACAATTTGAGAGTTTCTTAAACGACCTTGCTGGGGAGTTGAAGAAAGCGGCAGAGTGCGCGGTGTGGGAGATCCCCATGAATCACCGCACCAAGGACAGCATCTCGGCGTATAGAGCCAGCGCAGGGATGTTGTCCGCGATTGTGGCGAAGCTGGTAGCTCAGCACCGCGCACCTGTTGCAGTCCTGACGGAAGAGACCTCAAATGCTGTTGACGAGCTTCTGGGCGATGGTGTGGGAACTGGCGGACAGTCAGCGCCCGCCCCCGCCGCCGATCCCGCGCCTCTTGCCTCCGAAGCCGAAAGGCTGTTCGATGCTGACGCCGACAAACCCCGTCGGCGTAGAAGCCACGGAGATCGAGATGCCTCTTAAGAAAACCACGTCTGAGAAGGACGTCAGCAAGAACATCAGCAAGCTGATGAAGGAAGGGCGGCCTCAGAAGCAGGCGGTGGCGATTGCGAAAGAGACGCAGCGCACGGCCAAGAAGAAGGGGAAGTAAGCATGGCGATCAACCCCACTGCAAAGCCCGGCGTGGCGCGTGCGCCGGTCCCCAAAGATCTGGGCATGAAGGCCAAGGCGCTTGTGCCCAAGCCAGCAACGCCCACAGCAAAGCCGGTGGTGAAGCCTGTTACCCCGGCGGCGAAGTCCGCTGCTAACCGCATCGCCAATCTCGGCGACTTTGCGCATCCCCCGAAAGGGAAAAAGAAAAGCTGATGCCGCGCATTTACAAAAAGAAAGAGGACGCCAAGCGGGAGAAAGTGACAGTCCCCGTGTCGGCTCACTTTTTGGAGCGGTTGAAGGATTACGCCGTGACGGTGCAGGTGTCTCACACTGAAGCCGCACGGCGTTTTATCGAGGTGGGACTTGATCGGGAGTGTGGGGACAATGGACATTCAGAAAACAATCGACCGCTGTGATCGCGTGGTTCAGATGTGGTCGCAGCGTGAAGCGACCATCGAAACGGTGGAAGATTTCGCCCGTGCGCTGGGCTTTCAGCTAGAGTTCAAACTGGCGCCGTTCGTGAGCGTCTTCGAAACCAAGATCGAAGAGCCGCCCAGCGAAGAGCCGGATGCGGAAAACGAGCCGCAATACGAGCTGTTCAATGAAATGTCCGTCGAGGACAAGTACGCCATGAAGAGTTGGCGCGAAAACAACGGTTTGTGATGGCTGTCAAATCCGCAAAATGGCTGAAGCTTTTTCAGGACTTCATCGGCGACATTCGCATTTCGTCGAAGGAATCCATATCGCAAGACGAGCGCGGCGCGAAGCTTGAGCTATGGGAAAGCCAGCGGCGGTTCATTCAAGAGGTCGGTTCGGGACTGGATGAAGACATCCATAAGTTCTATTGCTTGAAGTCGCGCCAATTGGGCGTGACCACTGTCTCGCTGGCGATTGACGTGTTCTGGATGGCGCTCCATCCGAACATCATTGGTTGTCTGGTGACGGACACGGAGAAGAACCGTGAAGCGAACCGGATGCTCTTGGAGAAATACGTCGAGTCGTTTCCCGATGGATATTTCGGCGACACGTTCAAGATCGTTCGTTCTAACCGGCAGATGCTTCAGTTCTCCAACGGGGCACGTCTCGACTTGCTGGTCGCAGGCACCAAAGACAAAGGCACCTCGTGGGGTGAAGGCGTGGGCTATGCTTTCGGCCATCTCACGGAGGTGGCTGCGTATGGTTCTGCGGAAGGCCTGAAGTCGCTCGAAGAAGGCTTCGCACAGACGAACCCAAATCGGCTGTTCATCTATGAGAGCACGGCGAAGGGCTTCAACCACTGGCGCACCCGGTATGTGGACGGCATCAACGACCCGCTGACGGCGCGGTCGTTCTTCGTCGGTTGGTGGGCCGGTGACACGAACAAAATTCCGCGTAAAGACCCCCGCTTTCTTCAGCATGGCTTGCACCCGCCGGACTTTGACGAGAAGGAAATGATTGATCAGGTCAAAGAGCTGTACGGCCACAAGATCACGGCGGAACAGCTGGCGTGGATCAGGTGGAAGACAGAGAGCGCTGGCGCAGAGCAGGCGCTGCTCGATCAGAACCAGCCGTGGACCGCCGAACAGGCGTTTGTCCAGACTGGCTATTCGTTCTTTCAGACCCGCGTGATCACGCAGGACATCAAGAAGATCGAAGAGGAGAACATCCGCTACAAGGCCTATCGCTATGAGGTCGATGGCGATTTCTTCAACTTTCGGATGTTCGAGCTGAAGCCGGGGGTCGATTCGCCTGACGACATCGAGCTGAAGGTTTGGGAAGAGCCGGTCGAGGGCGCCAAGTACGTCATCGGCATGGACCCGGCGTATGGCCGAAATGACCACAAGGATCACCACGTCATCTCGGTGTGGCGGTGTTTCGCCGACAAGGTGGTGCAGGTGGCGGAGTACACGACCGCCGACGTTGAGGCCAAGCACGCCGCGTGGGTGCTGTTCCATCTGTCGTCCGCCTATGTGGACTGCTTGGTGAACCCGGAGGTCGGCGGCCCCGGCGCGCTGGTGCTGGGTGAGTTCGATCATCTGCGGCAGCTGTTGTCGCTGGAGAGCAACGCGGAGCGCGTGAAGGCGCGCGGCTGGGAAGACGCTGCGGCGCACGCGCGCATGTATCTCTACAAGCGCCCCGATTCTATGGGCGCTGGCTATGTCATTGGCTTCTCCACCACATGGGCCACCCAGTCGGTGCTGATGCACCAAGTGCGTGGCTGCTACGTGTCGCGAGAGCTGGAGATCAAATCGCGGGCGCTGCTGAACGAAATGTCGCTGGTTGTGGTCGAGGACGGTCACATCGGGGCGCCGGAGAGCCGCGACGAGAACTGCAAGGATGATCGCGTCTTTGCGATGGCTTTTGCGGTGCGAGCGTGGAAGGACTGGACCCAGCGCGAGATGATGGGGCAGGGTATGACCTATGAGGCTGTCATGGCGGCTCAGAAGGGCGAGAAGCCGACGGTCGCCACCACGGTCAACCGCATCGTTTTCAACTATCTGCGGACCATGCAAGAGCAGTCCGAAGAAGAGGTCGAACCGCCAACTTGGCAATCGGAGTATGGGCTATGAGAAGGTCAGACGTTCAGTTCAAGGCGAAACCCGAAACGGCGCTGTTTGACGATGGTCCGGTGATCGACGCCATGGTCATTCCTCCCGGCTGGCTGGAGCTGCCAGAGCCGGAAGTTTTCGTCGGGCAGAAGATGCCCTACCCCTACGATGGACAGCCGGTGTGGCTGACGCCAGACGGCGTAGAATCGCATCCAGCGTCGTGGCGCATCACACGCGCCTATGACACGATCAACGTGAAGTGGGTTCACAACGCTTATTGGTCGCGGCACAATGCGGGCGGCCAGCGCATTGAGTTCACACCCGTCGGCTACAAAAAGATGGAAGATTGAAATGACGCTGACGTTGGGGATCGACATGGACAAGTCGGACAGCTTCTTCGAGCCCACCAAGTACAAGATCCGGTATCAGTGCGAGCTGTGCAACCACAAGTACACCCGCACGTTCAAGGCTGTGCCGATCAAAGACCCACCGTGCCCCAGCAAAGCCTGCGGCGCGAAGCAAGAGATGGATTCGCTCAAGAAGCAGATTGCCAATCTTCAGCGCATGGTTGAGGAAGGCCAGGGGCCGGGGCAGATCGGCAACAAGACCGTGGTCAAAGCCGTTGATGAGACCGCAAGGATCGTCATGGAAGACTACAAGATGACCGATCTGAAGGACAACATCCGCCACGGCGAGGCGGTTGCGCCAAAGTTGCCCGGCCAGCAACAGACACTGGCGGACAACTACTTTGGCGGCAGGGGTTTGCAGGCGGCGGGTATCAACTCAAAGCAGGCGGACGCTCTGGGGCGCCGGGCCATTGCGGGCGCTTTCCGCAGCGCGGCGCTGAACCCCAGCTCCATTCAGCTGCCCGAAGTTCGAAACGGTCAGTCGCCGCTGCGTGTTATGCGCAGCGAGCCAACGGGTAAAAAATGAGGGGCTTGCGCCCCTC